AATCCTGATTTATCGATTGATCAAGAAGATGAAGAAGCCCATTTTAAGGCAGTCGAAAAGATTGACGAAATAGTTGTAAAAATGAAAGTTAAAAACCCAAATGATTTTTGGGTAGATGGTTCTCCCGAATACCGAAAACTGACTGATGTTTGGGCAGCAGACCGTGCAGCACGTTTTTTTAACAGCACTAGGAGCTTAAAGTGATTGATTTAAATCTAACCGTAGCAGAAGTGAACGCAATTATGGCAATGTTGGGCCGCCAACCTTACGAACAGGTTGAGGGCCTGATCGCCAAGATCCGCGCGCAAGCGTTGCCGCAGTTGCCTAAAGAGTAAAAAAAATGCCCCTGACCTTGCGGTTGGGGGCATAAAACTAAGGAGATACCATTGAAGATACCGGAATCAGAATACACCATTTCAGCCCTAATTGACAAGCACCATGAGTCAATTCAGAGCGAGCCACGCCCCCACATGGGTGCCTCGGTGTTGGGTCATGTCTGCGATCGGTGGTTGTGGCTATCGTTTCGCATGGCTGTGGTCGAAAGGTTCCCTGGGCGCATCTTGCGCTTGTTTAGACGGGGCCAAGACGAAGAAGCCAAGGTTGTGTCCGACTTGCGCGCCATTGGCTTGAACGTACAAAAGACGGGTGATAACCAGTCGCGCGTTGATTTCGGTTGCCACGTTGGCGGTAGCGTGGACGGGGTAATTGAGTCTGGTGTACCTGAGTCGCCTAATGCCAAGCACGTCTTGGAGATTAAGACTCACGGCAAAAAATCGTTTGATGATCTCGAGAAGAATGGCATAGAGAAAAGTAAGCCCCAGCACTTTGTGCAGATGCAAGCGTACATGATGGGATTAGGTGTTGATCGTGCTTTGTATTACGCCGTCTGTAAGGATGATGATCGGATCTATACCGAGCGTGTCAAGTTAGATAAAACTGTGGCCACTAAGGCGGTTGAACGTGGCCATCGGTTAGTCAAGTCTGACCGTATGCCACCACCGATTAACACCGACCCCACTTGGTTTGAGTGTCGGTTCTGCGCCGCGCATGAGTTTTGTCACAAGACTAAATTGACCAAGGAAGTGAACTGCCGCACTTGCACCAATTCCACGGCGCGCGAAGATGGCACTTGGCATTGTGCAGAGTATGACGTGACGCTTGATTTCGATAACCAAAAGCAGGGCTGCGAGGCGCACGTCTTGCACCCTGACCTAGTGCCGTGGCAACACAAGGTTGAAGGCAAAGCAATCATTTGGATAACGCCCGAGGGCGACATTAGAAATGGCGTGAGCGACTGGGAAACATTTACAAGCCGTGAGATCGTGGCAAATCACAAGGCGTGTGCAAGTGACGATAATTTTATTGCCGAGGCGCGTGAGATATTTGGTGCGAAGGTGGGGGGGTAATGCTGCGCGATTACCAACAACGCACGATCGACCAGTTATATGCCTGGTTCAACGCGCACCCGACCGGCAACCCCTGCCTAGTCCTGCCCACCGGCTCAGGCAAAAGCCACATTGTGGCTGCACTTTGCAAGAATGCTCTGCAAGAGTGGCCTGAAACCACCATCTTGATGCTGACGCACGTTAAAGAATTGATTGTGCAGAATGCTGAGAAGATGCGACTGCATTGGCCCAACGCCCCCCTGGGCATTTACTCGGCAGGGATCGGCAAGCGCCAGTTGGGGGAGCCGATTACTTTTGCCGGCATTCAAAGTGTCAGGACTAAGGCACCGCTGCTCGGTCACATTGACCTGGTGATTATCGATGAGTGTCACCTAGTGAGCCACAAAGATGAGGGTGGATACCGCAGCCTTTTAAACGACCTACAAGAGATCAATCCACATCTTAGGGTCGTAGGCTTGACCGCCACGCCGTACCGCTTGGGGCATGGACTGATCACCGACAAACCGGCATTGTTCGATGCGCTGATTGAGCCGGTCAGCATTGAGGAGTTGGTACATAAAAAATATTTAGCAACTTTGCGTAGCAAATTAACAACAGAACGGCTAGATGTTAGCGGTGTACATAAACGTGGCGGCGAGTATATCGATTCGGAGTTGCAAGCCGCGGTCGATAACGCCGACAAGAATATTGCCGTGGTGCGGGAAGTTATCAAATTGGCTGGCGATCGCAAAGCTTGGTTATTCTTTTGCGCGGGTGTCAAACACGCACAGCACGTTTGCCTTGAGTTAACCCACCAAGGTGTCACGGCTGCGTGTGTGACTGGCGACACACCTAAAGCCGAGCGTGAACGGATCCTGACCGAGTTTAAGGCTGGGCATATTTGTGCGTTGACCAACGCCAACGTGCTAACAACTGGGTTTGACTATCCCGACATTGACCTAATTGTCATGCTGCGACCGACCATGTCAGCGTCTTTATACGTCCAGATGGCAGGGCGTGGGATGCGTCCTAAGAGCCACACCGATCATTGCTTGGTGTTGGATTTTGCGGGGGTGGTCGAGATGCACGGGCCAATCACCAATGTGCAACCACCAAAAAAAGGTGGATCGGGTGAGGGCGAGGCACCCGTAAAAATATGTGACGTGTGCCATGAGATTGTCCACATCTCGGCGCACACTTGCCCAAACTGCGGAACACCATTTCCCCCGGCACCCGAAAAGAAACTAGTGTTGCGCCACGACGACATCATGGGGCTTGAGGGTGTTGATATGCCGATCACCGATTGGCATTGGAGGAAACACGTCAGCCGTGCAAGCGGCAACGAAATGATTGCGCTTACCTATTACGGTGGTTTAACCGACCCACCCATTACAGAATATCTTCCGGTGCTAAATCAAGGGTATGCGGGCAACAAAGCCATGACGCTGCTTCATGACATAGCGCAACGCTCAAACGCCACGCTATCGGGCATTAATCAAGCCGCAGAGCCATTGACGTACTTGGTTACACAAATGAATGAATCCAACCCGCCAGTCATGATTTCGTATAAGCGTGATGGCAAATTTTATAAGGTGGTAAAGCGACTATGGCAACCGTATCAGAACACCTAGAGCAAGCCCACGTTGTGATGTGGTTTAGGCGCACCTATCCGGATACATTAATCTTTGCAATTCCGAATGGCGGTTTGCGTTCTAAGTCACAAGCTATGAGCCTTAAAGTTGAGGGCGTTGTGCCTGGCATCCCCGACCTTTTCATTCCTGCGTGGCGCGTGTGGGTAGAAATGAAAAAGGCAAAAGGTGGGAAATTGTCAGAAGAACAACAATTAATAATTAAATATTTACAAAGTGTGAATTATTGTGTTATTGTGGGTCATGGTGCAGAAGACGCCATCAATCAACTAACGGAGAAATACCATGAAATTATGCAAAGACTGCAAGCACTTTGACAACAGCAAGCTAGGGTTAGAGTGCAAGCGCCCGATGGGGTTGTCGCCTGTGACAGGCTTACCTAAATTCCGCAAAACACCTGCTGAACTTGAGCGTACTTTAAACACTACTGGCTGCGGTACTGACGCCAAGTACTTTGAAATCAAAGACGAAGACTACGACATAGTAGACCCGCCAGTTGATCCTGAGTACGACAAATACAAAAAAAACCACGATTGCAAACGCAGCGGCTGCACCGTTTGCGTAGCTTTTGAACATTAAACCAACTGCCCCTTCGGGGGGCTAGGAGAGCATCATGGCATTACAAGAATGGAGCATGGAGTTATTGACAGTCGTGTTGGCGTTGTTAGATGACGCTGATCCAAAATCAGAAGCGGCAATCAAAGCGCGCCAGTTGTTAGCTACCAAAATTACCAACTAAGGACACAATATGAAAGTTCAAAACTTACAAAACGCCATAGTCTTTGACTGCCGCCTTAAAAATATACCCTGCCAAATTGCGTACTGGAACCGTGAAATGTATTCGGTGCTTGATCGCAAGGGCTACCACGCCCCTTGGTTAGAAGCCAAGGTTGAGTCGTGGGAAATTGCAGAACTTATTGCCGAAGATCGGCGTGACCGTAGGGAGATGTGTGATGAATAACAAAGAACCTAAAGACCATTTTGTAACCATCCGTATGCCAATTGAATTGTTCAAGGTGGTGAAGGCCCAGGCTGATGAACAGACCCGATCGGTAAGTCGTCAGATTATTCACTTGATTAAAACTGGGTTGGAGGCAAAATGACCCCCTACGAAAAAGGTTTTGAAGACTGCAAAAAGCAAGTCAAAGCTGCAATGGTTGCGGCTATTGAAGAGGCAATTCTGATGGAACGAGAAGCGTGTGCGCGGCTAGTAGACGATTACAGTTTTATTGAAGGTAAATACGCTGCTAGACAAATCCGCGCAAGGTGGCAGAAATGAAAACAGGCGACAAGATTGTGGCTTATTGCACCATACCCCGCACGGCAACAGAGTTAGCCGCCCATTGCAAAGTACAGCGTAGCAGCATCTACAGCGCGCTAGGACGCTTGCAAATGAAAGGCATTGTCACACGCATAGGTGACGGCAAAGAACGGGCCACATATGTTCTGAATGACCCTGACATGACCAACTTAGATGACTACGAAAACTTGGTCATTAAACACGCCCATAACCCTTTTGGATTGAGAGCATGACACCTGAAAAAATATTACGCAATCTTGAGCATGGGTACTTTATGACCCACGTTGAACAAGAGGAGGCTGCTAACTATATACGCGCGCTGCAAGAGTCGAACAGGATATTGCAAGAAGGGATACTTAAATACCTTGAGGAATCGGCTGCGATGCGCCGTGATTTAACCCAACTACGAAAGGAACTTGATGAACATAATCCAATTTGATGACGGCAAATACGCCGTTATGAGAGAAACAAAGTCTTGGTTTTTTTATACAAAATATGAATTTGCGGACGAAGATGGATACTGGCGCGAATGGAATTTATATTCTACTTACGCAATTAACCAACACGTCAAACTCGACACACTTGAGCAAGCGCAA